GGTACGACAGAGTCCAAGCAACGGAGGAACTTCTCTGAAGTGGTAAGAGGCCCGCCCAAAAGAACGACACACAGGATCTTGCCTATGGTCTTCTTGTCGATGGGGCAGAACGTATAATCCAACTCAGGATCATAACGAAAACGCCTCTTGCCGATAGTGGCTTCCGTAATGGGCATAGTCCCATACGTAGTGTCTGTCTTGTCAGCAGTTGTGTACTTGATGCCGATTGAGGCAAAATAAGCACGGAGGGCGTAAAAATTGAAGTACTCGGAAGCTTCATTGCTGACAGACATCATATTATCGTCACCGAGAGCAAAAAACACGACATTCTCGTCGAAAAGGACGAGACGCTCCGCTAGAGTAGCAGAGGTGTCGGGGTAACACTGGAGCCAGCACAAACGAATGTAAATGCTATTGGCCACATTGTTAACAAAAAATGTGTGCAGGACCCCTGATGAGAGGGACCCCGGGTAGCACAAGAGATCACGACCCATAAGAATATAGGGCATAGCCGTGTCGGTAGCTATGGCACGAAGGACTTCACCTTCTCCTTTACAGAGTCCACGAGCGGACTCCTTAACATTCTTAACGATCGAAAAAACGCTCATGATAATTGAGACAGGGAGCTTCTTGTCGTATTTGCTAAAATCACCGGTGATGACTAGATCAAATACAGAAAGTCGCTCGTAAATTGTGCCCCAGGCGGAAGAAAAAGGGTTAACTCCACCAACAGTTTCAGTATCGATATACTTCTGTGTAAATAGAGAGATGAACATCCCTAAATACATTTTACTGACGATGAAGAAGTCGAGGGGCGCGAGTGCAAAGATACGAGACTTGCGCAATGCAATCTGCGCAAGAGAACGGGCTTCGTCTTTGACATGCATCTTAAAGATAACATTGGAACGATTTCCAGTGATAGCAGTAAGGATGTAGTTCTTGATCGAGGTCAATAACCCCGGACCAGGAGCATAGCCGTCAGGAGCAATGTCCGTCGGCTTGTAAACAAGATAGTCACCCTTCTTGCCAGGCCAAAGATAACCGGCAGATGTAGACTTAGCGATGCTATTCACGAGTGGAGTCTCGCTACTACCGCTAACGCAAGTGTCAGGATCGACAATCACGTCACTGGAGAAGTCTAATTTGCTGTATTTCTCAGACAGGCAGGTTACAACAGCATCAAGATGATCAGGATCGATCCCTTGCGCTTGAAAGGCCATGTCATTGAGAGCGTTAGCTTCAGGAGAGCAGTAAACACCATCAACGACCGTAGGAGAAAAGATCGGTGCATGGAGTGGTGAGTGATATTCGGTGGGAAAAATGCGCTCGAAATCGCCTCGAATTGGAAAATCGACGACTTGAGACTTATTTCTCGAGAGAGAAACGCCAGATATTTGAGCTATAGGCTGAGAGGTGCCTTGCTCAATACCGTGACGATAAAAAGTGTGAGATGACTTGTCAAAGGGCACAGCGTGTGCCACTGTAGGAGCGAGATTCGGACACTCGCTCGAGAGTATAGCCGAGCATGGTGATAGTACGACCATCTCAAAAGAGTTCATAGCAGCTATGAGAGTAGTGGAAGTTATCGGAGCGAACACGTTGGTGTGAGTACCAACGATGCCAGCGGTGACAATTCCGGAAATTGACAACTGCTTTCCAAAT